AGAGAGGCAGCAGAGTGCGATGAGTTTATGTTTGGTGACTATGACTATTGTAAAGAATGGTTAGGTGCAAATGACTAATCGCACATAGATAGAGGAGGTTACGCCTCCTCTTTTTATGCCTAAAAATCAACTGAATAAGGACGAATTGAAAGTTCGGGTTTTAAAACTAAAAGATAAACTTCATAAAGATCATATTAGACCTGAAATGGATATGAAAGGACTCGCCCATAAATATCTGAATGAAGTTCTTGACATAATAGATGAGTACAGATATTGACTATGAAAATCCTTGGATTTATAATGGAGTGCCTTTTACTTCCTCTAATATTCAAGATAATTTTGGTTTTGTTTATCTTATCCAGAATAATCTTAATGGCAAAAAATATATTGGAAGAAAATATCTTTGGCAGTTCCGTACTCCAAAGGGTAAAAAAAGAAAAGTAAAATCTGAATCTGATTGGAAAAACTATTATGGGTCTTGTCCGGAACTTAAAGAAGACATTGACAAATTGGGCAGAGAAAATTTTAGTCGAACTATCTTATCATTACATAAAACAAAAGGCAAAACAAACTTCGAAGAGACGCGACAATTATTTGTCAACGGAGTTCTCACAGAAGCACTTGACACAGGAGGACCTGCATTCTACAATAGCAACATCCTCAACAGATACTTCAGAAAAGATTACTATGGAAACTCAGATTGAAAGTGAACCTGTAGCGTTTGTTCGTGAATGGGCAATTAATAAGATTGAATTGTTGCATGATGCAGACCGACATAAGAATGCTCAGGCACTTCTTGCAGAGTTTGATGAATGGATCAATATTCCAGAAGGAACTCAAGAACTTAATTATCTTTGCTTGGAAGATGAAGATTGGACTGATGAACAAGAGATTGATGTTCGGTAATCCAACATTTGACAAAATCTAAATAAAAACTTATAATGTTAAGATTCACAACTATGTGAATCTTTTTTATTATGAGACTTTGAGTGCGATTTAGAGCCGTGGAAAGTGCCCTTTGAAAAAAGGGTGTACCCCCTTTCTATACGGATGTAGAGTTCTATTAAATTTAATGCTTTTTAAAACACTTTCAATTATTGCTTTTGGTCTTGTCGGACTAGCACCCGTAACAGCAAAAGCAGCGAGCGGATGTTCCCTCGCATCACATTATGGAATCGGTGATGGATATCACGGGCAGACAACTGCCAATGGTGAAAGATACAATGCGTATGGTAATTCAGTAGCACATAAAACACTTCCTTTTGGAACTAGATTGCGTGTAATCAATCAAACAAACGGTAAGTCTGTAGTTGTGCGTGTAAATGATCGCGGTCCTTATATCGCGGGTAGAGACCTTGACTTGTCTTATGGTGCATTCTCTACTATTGCTTCACCCAGTCAAGGTGTTGCTAGGATTTGTTACTCGCGAGTATAAAAAGATCTAAAAACTGAATAATAAATAGAGGATAGCGGTTGCTACTCCTCTTTTTTTATGTTTAATTTTAATCTAGGAAAGAAGAGACCTGACAAGAAGCAGATAATCCTTATAAGCGCCATACTCAGTGGTATTGTAGCGACCCTCTCCCAATGCACTGGAGCGCCCCAGGAGCGCCTCTGGGACCTCTTAGACGAGGTTCAGAGGGTTCTGTTCCCAGGCACCGTAATCAACGATGTGCTGCTCCAGGACCCTGCTGTGGTCGGTAGAAGGGTTGAGCGTGATGTGGACAAAGCGATTCGTGACTATGAACGCTTGACAGGCGGTTCGAACATTAGTAGAATACCTTTGCCCAGGTTGATAGAGAAGCCTTTAGATACTTCTAAGTGTTATACTGAAGAGTGTAAGAAACTTGGAGGAGAAATGAGACTCTGTTCACCATGGCTTGACACCTGTAAAAAAGAATAGTACAATAATCATATGAGCAACAGGGGTCCAAACCTTGTGTAAGTCTCTCCCCTCCTATGCCTCTCATAGAAGCACAAACCTGGAGGTCTCTTGGGTTAGTAGCTCAGATGGATAGAGCAATTCACTTCTAATGAATTGGTCGGGGGTTCGAGTCCCTCCTAACCCGTTGACTTTTTAATAAAAGTCTTATAAATAAAAACACTTAGGTCGAAAACAATGTCTTATCCAATGCCCAAACAGTTTAGTATTCTCGATTGCCGCTATTGGCATATTGAGGGCACTCCCCTGTTTGCGAATATGGAAAGACATATGTAAGATGTAATCCATAAAAGCAAAAGACAGGGGAGAGAAACCAAAAGTTTCCTCCCCTTTTTTATTGCTTGTGACAGTTTCCTAAGTGTCCACCAATCTCCCTCCAGAGTCCAAATGGTGGTATTCTAATCAAGTGGTCGAGAGAGACCACACTTCGAACCTTGACAACTGAATAATTACCACATTATTGGGACATTAACTCAGCGGTAGAGTATTCGGCTTTTAACCGATTAGTCCTCGGTTCGAATCCGAGATGTCCCACCTTGACTCTATAGTGAAGTGGTTATCACGCTACCCTGTCACGGTAGTATCACGGGTTCGAATCCCGTTAGAGTCGTCGTGTTCCTATCGACTAGCGGTTAGGTCACCACCCTTTCAAGGTGGCAGCACGGGTTCGAATCCCGTTAGGAATACCACGGAATGTAGCGCAGTTTGGTAGCGCATCTGTTTTGGGAACAGAGGGTCGCAGGTTCGAATCCTGTCATTCCGACCAGGAAACATAGCTTAGTTGGTAAAGCATTCGACTGATAATCGAAAGACCACTGGTTCGAGTCCAGTTGTTTCCATTGGAAGATTGGCAGAGTGGTTAATGCAGCGGTTTGCTAAACCGTGGGGATAAAACCTCCGTTGGTTCGAATCCAACATCTTCCGCCTCAGCAGTATAGCTCAGTCTGGCAGAGCACGGGTCTCATATTCCTATGGTCGGTGGTTCAAATCCACCTACTGCTATGTGTCGTTAGCCTAGTGGTAAGGCAGTGGTTTGTGGAACCACCTAGATGGGTTCAATTCCCATACGACACCCCGCCCGATAAGCATTGTGGTGATGCAGCAGTTTAGTAAACTGCAGAGAACAGTTCAATTCTGTTATTGGGCTCTCAACTATCTGGAAATTCCAGATAGTTCATACAATCCAGAATCGACTAACTGGCAGGTCAGCACCCTTTGAAGGTGTACGTCTAGGTTCGAATCCTAGTTCTGGAATTGCTCCAATAGGGGCAACAATCTGTCCAACACTGGGGTTCGACTCCCCACATCTCCATTCTCGGGGATGAACTGGTATTCGACTGGGCAGAGGGTTCCGAGAATAAATCTCAACAACATCGTATCTTTCCGCAGAACTGCTGTTGCCGTTTGAGCAATAGCACTTTGAGCGAACTGGGGAGTAATCCCCTTTCTTGTCCTTTTAGCTCAGTGGAATAGAGCAGTAGGCTACGAACCTATGTGTCGGGAGTTCGAATCTCTCAAAGGACGCTTGACAGATTCTTATAAGTCTGTTACTATATAAAAGTGATAGAGGGTAAGTCCCTGGTATATCCTTATGAGGTATATTACACTTACTCCATCTTGCCTAAGTGGTGGAATGGTAGACACAGCGGACTTAGAATCCGCCGCCTTAAAAAGCGTGGAAGTTCGAATCTTCTCTTGGGCACTTGACAATCAAACTAAAATAGTTTATGATTGTCTCAACTGCGGAATTAGTTCAGTGGTAGAACGCCATCCTTCCAAGTTGGATGTCACCGGTTCGAATCCGGTATTCCGCTCTGAACCTTCGGGTTCTTATTCCACAATAGCTCAGCGGTAGAGTCGGTGACTGTTAATCACTTGGTCCCTGGTTCGAATCCAGGTTGTGGAGTTGGAAGGTCTGGAAATGTCTGGATCTTCCTCTAAATCCTAAGTTTTCTTAGGTCGGGGACTTGATCACCCCCGCTCGTAGGTGCCAAAACCGCTCCTCAGTCCTAGTATTCTGTGTCTGAGTGAATGTAAAGAGTGTGGACATAGGTAAAGTCCACAACACCTACCACAACCTCTGGTAGTCTATTGGTAAGGACAGGCAGACAATGCACTTGGAAACTAGGTTCGATTCCTAGACAGAGGTAACGGGAGATTGGCGCAGCGGTAGCGCAGCTGCTTTACACGCAGACGGTCATTGGTTCGAATCCGATATTTCCCACTTGATAAATACTTACAAAAAGAGTATAATGGAAAAACTTTATAAATTACTTAGTGATGCTCAGTCATCACTTTTTGTTTTATTCCATAAAACTTGGGCATTTCATTGGAATGTTGTTGGTGAAGATTTCACTCAACTACATCAACTCTTTGGTGGTCAGTATGAGACTATGTTTGAAGAGATTGATCGTCTCTCAGAACATATGCGTTATTTGAATGTAAAACCTCTCAGTTCTCTTTCAAGAATGCTTGAGGTAACACAAATCAAAGAAGCAGCAAGTTCAACTGGGGCAAAAGAAATGCTTTCAGAACTTCTAGATAATAATACCAAGTTTTGTGAATTGATGGGAGAAATTTCAGAAGAATCTGAAAATCAAAAGTCATATGCTACAGCAAATTTAGTTCAAGATCTAATGGAATCTCACGGAAAATTTGTTTGGCAATTAAGAGCACACTTACAATGAATGGGATGAATATTAATGTTATCAATCAGATGTAAAGACTGTAATAAGGAAATAACAGGGCACCATTCCAAAACAGTCACCTGTGGTTGTCCTAATATGGCAACAATTCGTGGAGATAAGATTTCAGCACTTGACTTATCTCGCATTGTTATGTTAAACTCATTAAAAGAAAATTCAAAAACCAACGTACTGTCCTCTCAAGATATTGCTTGGCAGGAAGCACGCAGACAACGTAAAGTTCGTCGTTTGGATTTCGAAGTCCGATAAAGACTTGTAATGGAAGATTGGCCGAGTGGTTGATGGCGATAGTCTTGAAAACTATTAACGTTAGTAGCGTTCCAGGGTTCGAATCCCTGATCTTCCTTTAAGAAAAGTTACAAATTTAACATTTCCTTTAACAGTGTTACGATATGAACACAAAAAGTTGACTGTGAAATATCTGTGATTAGTATATAGTAGTATCACGGGGATGAACCGATGGATCAACACACCTACGATAATTGGGTGAAGATCAAAGCAACTTTTGAATCTTCTGGGAACACTGATAATATGTTCTACAAAAGAGCAGTTGAAATCGTAAAAACCCGAAGAGATCCTCTTGCAAAATTTCTTGGCGATGAAAAATGATGCACGAACAAGAAGAATTCATTACACGTTCTGAAGTTCAGGAGATGATTGATGACGCTATCAGAAGACACAATCGTAATGCTTCTATCATTAGTATGTGCGTCGGTTGGGTGGTTCTTGCTCTATTTGCTGAGGGACTTTTAAGATTAGTCGGGGTGATTCCACCTTTACTTCCATTTCTTAAAATTACTTTAAATTAATGACGACAATTACAGAAGAAGATTTGCAAAAATTAAACCAAAGAGTTCTCAATAAAAAAATGGAAGAACTCTTTGAAGAGCCATCTACTTACGAGGATGAGGAAGATGATTAAAACAATAATATCAGCGATTCTTCTTTTTTCCTCTATTGGTCTTTTTATACATTGGGGTCTTACACACGCATATCCGGAGGTTTTATGAGAGTAGGATTAATTGGTTTAGGAAGAATGGGCGAAGGTATGTCTCGCCGCATGATGAAAGCAGGAATAGAAGTTTGGGGATATAGAAGAAATTATGAAAAAGCAAACGAAGCCTTTGAAAAGGGATTTGTTAATGGAATTACAACTGATATTGAAAGCCTTGTTAAAGTAGTTAAAAGAACCAAAAAAAGTTATGTGCAACCAGGAATTTTTCAAATGGTTGTACCTGCAGAGACTGTAGAGGAGACAATCAACGAGTTACTACGATATTGTAGTGAAGGAGATATTATTATTGATCATGGCAATAGCAATTTTAAGGACAGTCGGAAGAGAGCAGAACGTCTTGCAAAATTGGGTATCCAATATATTGATTGTGGTACTAGCGGTGGTGTTTATGGTTTAGATCGTGGATACTGTCTTATGGTTGGTGGTGGAAATACTGCAGTCGCCACTTGTGCGAGCATTTTTGATGCCCTCGCTCCAGGAATCGCCGCTGCCCAGAGGACTCAATTTGACTCGGATGTAACCTCTGCTGAGTTTGGATGGTTACACTGTGGAGGACCAGGCGCAGGGCACTTTGTGAAGATGGTTCACAATGGTATTGAATATGGAATCATGCAGGCATATGCCGAAGGATTTAATATCTTAAAGAATGCAAATAACGGGGCACAATATGTCAAAGAAGGAGATGCTGAAGTTGCTCCAATGGCAGACCCAGAAAGTTATTGCTATGACATTGATGTTGCTGAGGTTGCTGAGTTATGGCGTCGTGGTAGCGTGGTTGGGTCTTGGTTACTTGACCTTACTGCTGATGTGCTACGCAGGGATGGTAGCCTTAAACAGTTCTCTGGAGGCGTATCCGACAGCGGTGAGGGTCGTTGGACTGTTTCTGCCGCTGTGGACCTGGGGGTTCCCGCTCCTGTTATTACTACAGCATTATTTGAAAGATTTAACTCACGCAATCTTGGATCATTCGGAGCAAAAATCTTGAACGGTATGCGTTATATGTTTGGTGGTCATCATGTTAGGTAAAGCACTTATTTTTGTTGCTATTCCTTTTGTACTGACTACACTGTATTTCGGAACACGAGGAGGGTACTATGATTCCGAAGACTATAAGGGAAATGGAACCGCACATTAGACAAAGATATTATTTTGCAATGTCCGCATTTTCCAGAATGTATGGAGTGAGGACTGCTTCTAATGATATACATATTAAACAGTTTTGTGTTGAGTGGTCATACTTGGATGTTAATGCTCCCTTACAGGGACTTGACGAAGTGGACCAATACCTGTATTATGAATACAAGAACTGGAGAGGAAGATGATTTTCCACTTGGTCGAAACACTCGCAGCAAATAAGTTTTTCTTATTCCTTTGTGGGTGTGGATTGACAATCGTTCCTTTTGCTGGTATTATGTACATACATAAAACAAAATAACCGGGTTTAGCGCAGTTTGGTAGCGCATCTGCTTTGGGAGCAGAGGGTCGCAGGTTCGAATCCTGCAACTCGGACTCATAAAACCTCACTTTATGAAAATGTATCCAGAACTTTCAGATCTCCAAAAATTTACAGTCGAAGAATTTCAAGCGAATTTTGATACTCTGATAGAGAGAGTAGAAAATGGTGAATCATTTATTATTAATGATGGGGAAAGAAACGCAGTGATAGTTCCATACAACGAAACTATAAACTTTGAAATAGAACCTCGTGTGAATGACGAACTAATACGTATTCACACTGATCACGAAGAAGGTTCTTGACATAGAGTTCCAGATCCTCTATAATAGATCTGGTTCAAGCGAGTGAGACTTGGTAGTCAGAGGGCACTTATAACGCCTTTCCGCCAGATTAGCGGCTTTGACCTGGTTCGAATCCAGGCACTCGTACTTTGCTTACCCATTTTGTAGTGGGTTTTGAGGGTAAGCAACAGTAAACCTACTTGAAAAAAGGAGAGTGAAAAATCCCAGCTACAAGTCAGTGTGAAACAGACTTATGACTTGTATGTGACTTCTGTTTCATTGTATGGATCTCTCCTCCAACATACATTTATTATAAATAGTTATGAATTTATTCATAACACCAATATGTTTACTTTAATCTCTACCTGTCATAATTGTGGTTCTGACATTCTCAATGAAAGAGAAACAAAAGGAAGATTGAAAAAATGGTGTAGTGATTCTTGTAGACATCAATGGCGTTATAAAAATGATCCAGATTACAAATCAAAACAAATACAAAGAAACACTTACGAAAGACAAAAAAGAGTTTCTTATGAACGAAAATGGGAAGCAATAAAAAGCAAAGGTGGTAAATGTCAGCAATGTGGTGAAAATAGACCAGCAATGTTGTGTTTTCATCATAGAGATCCATCCCAAAAAGAACTAAATCTTGATGCTAGAAGATTTGGAAATACAAAGTACGAAACTCTAAAAGAAGAAATAGACAAATGTGATCTTTTATGTCATAATTGTCATCAAGAACTCCATAATGGAAATTCTTGGAATCAATTTTTACAAACGCTCGTCTAGCAATCTGTCGAATGCAGCGTTCTCATAAAGCGCCGAAGAGGGGTTAGATTCCCCTGACGAGCATAGGACACCACTCTAAGTGTCCGTCTTGACTTCTCCAAGTCAACCCCTTATAATACTAAGGTCAAAATTCAAAACAATGACTCTCACAGCAAAATTCAAGAAAGACGTTCAAACCCTCCGTGGAGCAGCAAACGGCGACTTCTACCTTGATGTAAAGAATCCCAAACTCTACAAAAAGGTTCGTCGGTACTATGAAAACGAAGGTGTAGTATTTTCTGGTGATCCTTTGGATGATTATGAAATGCTTATGGAATATGTTCTTGCAGACCTTGAATCAGTTGAAGTGGCGTAATGAAAGTAATCAGGAAACCAACCGTTCTTATGGAACGGTTTCCATATCGGTATGTTCAAGTTGGGATTTTAGAAATCAATGGAAAACCTGATTATCGTATTCAAAAAGTAGACTCATATACTGGACGATATCGTGACATGTATTTTTGCGATAACGAGATGCAGTTAATGACTGCTATGGAAGATTATGACTATACCTGTTGGTTAGATCCAGATCGAGTTCCTTGCTACGTGAAAGGCGATGATGAGTAAATAGTCACGGATGGACTTTAACAGTACTGGTCGGGAGCAAAACCCCTTATGTCTAAATCTGATTTACTTCGGTGGATTGGAAACATTCTTCTCATAATTGGTTATCAGACTATGCTGTGGGGAGAGTTTAAATATGGTTTAATGGTAAAAGTTGTTGGGGGATTACTCACAGTTCCTTTTGCTATTAAACTCAAACTTTGGGATGTATTATTTTTATGTGCATTCTTTGGTATTACCGAGATATCAAAGTTAACCCAACTTTTCTTAGTTTCCCAAAACTAAGTGGTGGAGTCAAAATGACCCTATTATGAGTTTCTTGCTTCTCTCAAGAGCAAGTGGTGCGGATGGGGAATTCTTTCTCCGCCTGGTTTCCAATTTCCAGTTAAAGAATTGGTGGCGAGCCTGAATAACTAAGGAGGTTGACAATGACCTCCTTTTTTTGTATAATATTTAAAAAAGCATTCGTGTATGAAAAGAGCACTTATTACTGGTATTACGGGACAGGATGGTTCATATCTTGCAGAACTTCTTTTGAGTAAAGGATATGAAGTGCATGGAACAATAAGAAGGAGTTCATCTATTAATAATGACAGGATTGAACACTTGTCAAAAGATGTAGTTTTACATCACGCAGATCTTACAGATTCTACAAATATTCTTCATGTAATTCAAGAAGTAGAACCGACTGAAATTTATAATCTCGCTGCACAAAGTCATGTAAAAGTTTCATTCCAAATGCCTGCATATACTGCTGAGGTTGATGCACTTGGAACAGTAAGAATTCTTCATAGTCTCTGTATTTTAGGTATGGAGAAAAATGTACGTTTTTATCAAGCATCTACTTCTGAAATGTTTGGTATGGTTCAGGAAATCCCACAACGAGAGACTACACAATTTTATCCACGTTCCCCTTATGGGGTGGCAAAACTGTATGGACATTGGATTACTAAGAACTATCGTGAATCAATGGGTCTTCATGCAAGTTCTGGAATTCTTTTTAATCACGAATCTCCCCGTCGTGGAGAAACTTTTGTTACTCGTAAAGTTGTGATTGGACTTTCCAAAGTTAAGTCTGGTCTTTTAGATTGTGTTCATCTGGGTAATTTGAATGCAAAGCGTGATTGGGGACACGCCAAGGATTTTGTTGAGGCAATGTGGTTGATGCTTCAGCAAGATGAACCTGATGATTATGTGATAGCAACTGAAGAACAACACTCTGTTCGTGAGTTTGTGGAAAAGTGTGCTCCTTACTTTGGTATGGATATTCGTTGGGAAGGTGAAGGTCTTGATGAAGTTGGTATTGATACTGTGAGTGAAAAAGTTGTAATCCGAGTGAGTGAAAAATACTTCCGCCCATCTGAGGTTGATACTTTGATTGGTGATTCATCTAAAGCAAGAGAAAAACTTGGATGGCAACCAAAAATTAGTTTTGATGAACTTGTCAGAGATATGTGCTTGAATGAACTGCGGTTTTGATAGGGAGGAATAAGATATGTATTGGCCACTTATGAAAGACACGATCACTCTTACTGATCGTTTAAAAATGGCGAAGTTTGTTCTATTTACAAGTCGCTTGACGAATGGACCCAAGGTTCGTGAGTTTGAGAAGCAATGGTCAAACTGGTTGGGTTGTGATTATTCTCTTTATGTATCCTCCGGAAGCACCGCAAACTCTCTCTTAATCTCTTCTGTTAAAGAACTGTATAATCTACAGGATGGAGATAAAGTTATTGTTCCTGCTTGTACTTGGGTTACAAATGTTGCTCCTGTTATTCAATCTGGACTCACTCCTATTTTCTGCGATGTAAACCTTCATAATTTTAGTTTTGATGAAGAAGGTCTTGAATATATTGCGAAAGAACACCCAGACGTAAAAGCAATCTTTATCACTCATCTCCTTGGCATTTCGGCAAATGTTGAAAAGTATAAGCAGTTATTTCCAAATGCCCTCATTCTTGAAGATATTTGTGAATCGCATGGGGTAGAAAGTAATGAGGGAGTGCGTAGAGGAAAAGATTCTTTAGGTTCTACTTTTAGTTTTTACTTTGGACATCATATGACCACAATTGAAGGTGGTATGGTTTGTACAAACAATAAAGATCTTTACGAACTGATGCGAATGAAGCGCAGTCACGGAATGGCAAGAGAATCTAGTCCTGAAAGATTCCAACAGTATATTAAAGAAAATCCTGACATTTCAAAACAGTTTCTGTTTATGACTGATGGGTATAACTTTAGAAATCATGAAGTTTGTGCTGTTTTGGGACTTTCTCAATTAAAGAGACTTAATGATATGATTGAAATCCGCAGGAGAAACTATAAGGATTTTTGTTTTTCTATCGCTCGTAACGTCCATAAGTTCTATGTTCCAGAATATAAACCTGGAAATAGTAGTTTCTGTTTTCCAATCATTTGCAAAGATCCTGAAAATATGAACAAACTCAAGGAAATTTTTGATTCGAAAGGAATTGAGCATCGTCCGATTGTGAGCGGTAATCTTTTGAGGCATCCAGCTTTTAAAAAGTATGGGATTTGTACTCAGAAAGAGAAACTAAATGTAGAAGTTCTACATACAAGTGGGGTGTACGTTGGAAATAATCATTTTGTGACATCACACCAAATGAAAGTATTGTCTGAAATACTTGACAATATTTGAACTGTAAAATAAAATTTAACTAAAAGGAGTTTGTTAAATGAGTGAAAGGCAAAAAACAGCACTTGTTTGTGGTGCTGGTGGTTTTATTGGAAGTTACATGGTTCGGAGACTTCGTGAAGAAGGATATTGGGTTCGTGGAGTTGATCTAAAATATCCTGAATTTTCTGTCTCTGCTGCAAATGAGTTTATTCGTGGAGACTTGACTGATCAAATCTTCGTTGAAAAGATTGTTCAATTTAAAGGATATGCTGGTAACTATTATCACTTTGTACCATCTAAGCATATTGAAACCTTTGATGAAATCTATCAGTTTGCTGCTGATATGGGCGGCGCTGGATATATCTTTACAGGTGATCATGATGCAGACGTGATGCATAACTCTGCTCTTATTAATCTGAATATTCTGGATTCGGTGAAAAAATTGAATGACTTTACTAGTCAGAACAAGACTAAGATTTTCTATTCTTCTTCTGCCTGTATGTATCCTGAGTATGCTCAGATGGATGTAAACAATCCTGGTTTGAGGGAATCTGATGCATACCCTGCTGGACCTGACTCTGAGTATGGTTGGGAAAAACTTTTCTCTGAGCGTTTGTACCTTTCTTACAGCCGTAACTATGACATTCCTGTAAGAATTGCTCGTTATCATAATATCTTCGGTCCTGAAGGAACTTGGACTGGTGGAAAGGAAAAGTCTCCTGCTGCTATGTGCCGTAAAGTTGCCGAACTTCCTCCTCATGGTGGAACGATTGATATTTGGGGTGATGGAGAGCAAACACGTTCTTTCTTGTTTATTGAAGAATGTATTGAGGCAACTCGTCGTCTGATGAATTCTGATTTTGAAGGTCCAGTAAATATTGGTTCTGAGGAAATGGTTACAATCAATCAACTTGCAGATACTGCAGCAAAAGTATCTGGTAAAAATATAGAAAAGAATCATGTTGATGGACCTCTTGGTGTTCGTGGTCGTAATTCGAATAACGACTTGATTCGCGAAAAACTTGGTTGGGACTATTCAATGACTCTTGAAGAGGGTATTCGCAGAACTTATGAATGGATTAATTCTCAAGTCTATAAAGATGTTCTTATGTATTATCCTGTTTGAATATGAAGATTTGCTTTTATACTGAAGCACATCTAGGGGATTTTTTATTTGCTGCTCCATTCATTAATCTTTTGATTGAGAAATATCCAGAGAATGAATATTGTCAATACATCTATGGGTCTGATGGGACTGTTTTTCCTGAAATTTTTATGAAAACAGTCCCTGGACTTATTTCCACTGATGAGATATGTGGAGATATTAATATCCCTACTTGGTTGTGTAATAGGGAATATTCTGAACTAATTATTCCACAGACAGAAACAGATCAAACTTTTCCAGGTCTAGAGGACACTTTTTTTGTTCACCGACGCGCCTGGAATTTTATTTTTAGAAAGCATGGATTTGATATTTTAGTTCCAGATAATCTCGGCATTAACTTTGATTACGAGTCAATCCTTGATGAAGAGTCTGTAACTAAAATAAAATCTCTAAAGGATAGTGGTAGAAAGAAAGTTTTATTTTTGAATCATAAAGGTAAATCTGGTCAGACTGATAATGAAGATTGGTTAGATAGAATACTGAGTTTATCCAATCGATTTGAAGATTGGGACTTCTATTATACTAATAAAGAGTCAAAGGAAGTTACTAACAAAAATATTTTTTATACTCCAGATGTTTTTGGAAAATACCCCTCAGATATATTGCATAATTCATATTTGAGTATTTTTTGTGATATAATAGTTGGTAGGTTTAGTGGAGCTGCAGTTGCTTCTTCAATGCATAATAATAATATTGAGAATGAAAATAAGATTTTAATTACTCAAACCCAAGATAATATTCATAAACTAGACTTGGAAATTTGGTTTAACAAAAAACTTTATAAAGCAACAAACATTCATAGTCATACCACAAAGGAAAGTTTTGACATTTTGGAGAATATTTTATGTCAGTGATTGTAAAGGAAATAACATACGAAGAAACTTTGAATCTTGATAAGTCAATCTTCCAAAATGAAAACTGGTACTTGATGTGTTGGGGAATGGGAGATGCAACTGCAGCAACTCTATTCTTAGAATCAAGGTCTCCTGTTCCATATAAAATTTTGTGTCAGAAGAGAATCTTTAATGGTATTAAGTTTATTCTTGATAACTATGTCCCCTCTCCTCATAAATGTGAAGAGATTGTAATTTATCCCGATGATTTTCAAGTTTACAAAGGATATCCAAT